ATGATATGGTAGACCGTGGATTATGTTCTCAAGACAGAATCAACGTTACCGCTCAAGTAGAAGAAATTATGAAGTTTAATGATGATGCAATTGAGTCTCTTAAGAGAGTTATTGCAAGACACGAACCAGTTCTACGTAAGGCCGCCGGCAAATTACCACAAGTTGGGGTAATCGGTTCTGGTGAAATTAATTCTGCTGCTTCCGTAGAGGATGATTGGTCTGCATTGTCCGCAGCATTTGCTAAACCTTCCAAGAGAATGTTCTAAGCAATTTAACAAAATAAATAGAGGATACTATGTCAAATAAAAGTGTATCAGATTTTGTAGCTGCAACAATGGATGCAGTATTAAAGAGTGAAGCTCACAAATCTTTATTCGGAACTCAATATAAATTTGCCTCAGATGAAAATGATGCAAAAAAGTGCAAAGGTTGCGGTTGCTCAATGGACAAGTGTGATTGTGGCGATACTGCTCTAGCTGACGATAATAATGATGATGTCCCTCCAGCTAAGCCTCAGCCTAAACCACCCCAGTCAGAAAAAGAACAAGCAGAACACGCCTTTGATGCTTTTAAAGATCAAACACAAAAACTTCCCGCAAGTCCTTTTGCAGACAAAGCCAAAGCTGATGATTCATATGCCGACGATGAAGAGTCTGACGAATCTGATGCTGATGATTCTGATTCTGATGGTGATTCTAATGCAGCTTTCGATGTAGCTATTGATAGCTTGCTTACTGCCTCTGCCGCTCTTGATTCTGTTGGTATGGAAAAGTCTGCCACCTTTAGTCTTAAATTAGCATCCTTAATTGTTGAGGCTAAGAAGGACAAGGCCGAAGAAAAGAAGAAGAAAGACGAAAAGAAGGCCAAAGATAAGGAAAAGAAAGAAAAAGAAAAGGCCAGATTACAAGCTGCCAAGGAAAAAGCTAAGGCTAAGGCTGCTAAGGACAAGGCTAAGGCTGATGCTCAGGCTGCTAAGGACAAAGCTGCTGCTAAGAAAAAGAAGGAAGAAGAGAAAGAAGAAGCAGCTGCAGCTAAAAAAGACAAAGCCAAGAAAGATCTAAAAAAAAAGTAAGTAAGGCTTCTAAAGACCGTCCGTTTTCTCACATTACAAGTGATAAACTACTAGAGTCATATCAAAAGCTTATTAAAAATTTGAAATCGGGCCGTTTGTCTGAACTGCAAGCAGAAAATACATATAATTTGCTTTCACTCATTGGAAAAGAAATGCATGAGAGAGAAAAGGCTTATGAGTCAGGACAGCCTTATAATCCAGAAGAGGAAGAAAATAGTAGCCCTAGTTTAGCTTATGAGCTAAAGGAAGATGCTGATGAAAATAATCCTTATGAAGGAAGTACGCTATTAACTTGGCATCCATCTTCCAAAGAATTAAAAGAGAGACTAGAATCTAATGTTTAAATCAAGCAGTTTTGAGCAAGAAATCTATCAATCAATGGAACAAGCTCTGGTTAAAAATCAATCAGAGCAACAGTTAGGATTGAATAAACTATCTAGAGCTATTGATAATCTTAATGCTGCTGCTGAAATTTTTGAGAATGCGGGTATGATAGAGCCCGCATCTGAAATTACCGAAGTCTTACAAAGTCTAGCTATGGAACAGCTAACTAGTAAGGCTTTTTCAGTTTCTGATTTAGCCGGTTTAGATAAAGAGACATTACATAATTTATTAGAAATGTCAACTCCTGCTCAATTAGCTCATTTTGCAAAAAAAGTATTAAGTGTAGTTAAGGGCGAAAAACAAACATCTGAAGTATTAGAAGAAACTTTAAAAGAATCTGATCTAAGTGATCCAGAAGTTAGAGAAAAGCTTATTAGCAAACTAATGACAGCGCTTAAGGTTGCTAAGTTTTTTGTTTAAGGAATAATGATGATTAAAAAAAGCGTATTTGAAGATGAATTAATTTATGGCATGCAAAGAGAGATGAATTCTTTCTCTAAAAAAGCGGGAATGAACAGTCTTGTTAAGGCCGCCGAGCATCTTCATTCTGCTTTGGATATTTTAGATGAGGCTGGATTAACCACTCAATCTAATAAAGTTCTTGCTATTTTACAAAAATTAGCTACTGAACACGAGCCCGATCCCAGAATTATTCCTCATAGTGAGCCTGATGAATATTTAGCTGATATTTTAGAGGCGGATATTGATGTTAATTTGGTTGTTGGAGAAGGTGGCGAAGAAGCCATTTTTGAAGATAGCGACGATTAAGACCTAAATTTATTATACATAAAGTTATATACTTATTGCTGGTATAGTTGCAATTAGAGGTATATAAATGTTACGTTTGGTTCAAGTAGGCAACACTTTGCCTGCATATTTTATTGTTGATCCTTCCGCTGAATTTCAGCCGGGACAGATTGCAGAATTAACAGTTATTGGAAACCAAGTAATGGCTACCGTAAGCGACGGTACTGCCCCTATTGGTATTATTGATGATATTAAAACAAAAGCTTTTACTAATATTTCTTGGAATGAAGTAATTATTGTGCCAGCTACGGGCGTGGCAGGTCCGGGAGGATTAGTTACTCCTGTTGATATTAAAACAGAATTAAAAAAAGCTAATATTATAGCTTCTAGCTTTAACTCTACGGTAGATGTAGTATTAAATGCAAATAATGGAGTTATTACTTTTGTAGCTGGCACCCCTCTTAATTTTGACTTAATGGGAACTGGAAGCCCTAATGCCATAAGGACTATTGTAAATTATACTTATTATGTTCCTAATATTCCTGGAGATGATAGTACTCAGGGCTCTGGTAGGGTTACTGTTTGGTTTAATAGAATGTTTTTCCAAACTGACCAATACGAGACTAACCAGCAATATCCTGTTAAAGCTAATTTATATGTTAGTGAGACGGGATTTTTGACTACTAGAAGGCCAAGTAGTATTCATCCAGCTGTAGGAATGGTAACGGCTCCTCCTACTAGTATGAATCCTATGCTCGAAGTACTTTGGTACTAATGGTAAAACCTTGAAATCATTTGATATATAAACTTGTATGGAGGTGTCGCGATGCACTATTTGTACAAGATTACTAATTTGATAAATAAAAAAGTTTATATCGGTCAGTCTATTAATCCAGATTATAGGTGGTATCAACACTGTTCTTATTCTAGAAATAATAACAAACAAAAACAGTATATTCATAAGGCTATAGCAAAATATGGTTCAGAAAATTTTATATTTGAAGTAATTGCGGGTAGCAAAACTCAAGAAAATGCTGATGAAATAGAAATAATATTGATTAGCCAGTATGATAGTAGAAATTCATATAAAGGATATAATTTAAAATCTGGTGGAAGTCGAGGCAACCACAGCGAAGAAACCAAAGAGAAAATTCGACAGGCTACAATTAAACAAATTGCTGAAAAAGGTCATCCGGCGACAGGGAGAGTGGTATCTCAAGAAACTCGTGATTTGTTGCGTAAAAAGCGATTGGACAATCCAATTGAATACACGGATGAGATTCGTAAAAATATGTCGGAAGCTCATAAGGGAAAAGTTATTTCGGAAGAGCAGCGAAAGAAGATGTCAGAGGGAATTAAGAAGCAATGGGAAACTAGAATTGATTATTCTAGGAAGTGTGAGGCGCCGGGTTGTGAAGTATCTGGGAAGGTCAAATATAAGATAATTGATGGTGTTCGCTACTGTAATAAGCACGGATTACGAATATTAAGGTATGGCAGATTAAATAGGTTAGATTGCTAATATCGCTGCATATTATAGCAAGAATAAATTATTTGAGGCGCCAATGACTTTTAAACATACAAAATTCGAAGATTCTGCTGTAATGCGCTCCTTAGAGAGATTAGCTAAAGAGAAGAATTTATTACCTTCTCAGACTGTTAAGACAGCATCAGCAACTCCTAAGTTAGACTTATCTCCATCAGATAATTTAACATCCAATATTATGATTTTATGTGCCGGATTAAGAGACTCTGGTATGTATAAGCAAGCACAAGAGTTGGAAGAAAAGTTTTTTACTTATAAGCAAGCGCAAACTCTTTATGAGACCTCCAAAGAAACGGGCGAGGACTTGGTTGATGAAGCTCATCCTAAGGGAAGTCCTAAGTTAGAGGGGGTTGATGCTGGTGATTTGGCAATTATAGAAACTATTGTTGATCAGCAGATGAAGTTGCTTGATGTTGTTAATAAGAATCCAACTGGCAAATTAGCATCTAACAAAGAAGTTATTAATGCTGTTAAAATGGTTTTAGGTGGTGATGATTTTTTATCCGCAAAGGGAGCAAGTAAAGTATCATTAGGACAATTAACTCCCCCTAGTGGAAACAAAGAATCATCTAGTGATAGTAGCATTGGAACTGAAGTGGGGATTGCTGCCAGTACATTGGCCTTAAGCAAAGCTATTAGTGTAATTAAAAATTGGAGAGCCGGTGGGGATGTTAGAGAGTATAATAATGCTCTTAAAGAAGTAGAAAAAGCAACGGCTAGATTTAATAAGGCCGATGCTAAATTACTTGAAAAGGGAATGAAAGAAAACCCAGCTATAGCTAGATACATTAAAAAAGTTAATCCTAAAGTTGCTAATAGTCTATCTAAACAAATTGCTGAAAAGGCAGCTAAAGCTGGTAAGAAAGCT